GTCCATTGTTCCCTAATAATCAGTATGACATGCAGCAGTATTACGCTCGTTGTTATGCGTTCAGTACTGATTCCATTGTTATTAAGGAAAATGAAGTTTCTAAGAATATGGAAATGCAGATGGGTGTTGACCCAGTTGCAGTACAAATTGGAGATACAGTAAGAAGGAATAATTGCTTTCGTCTGTACTATGTAACAAACCCATCGAAAACTATAGGTTTTATGACCTTTGTTCGTGGACGGTTTGGTCTCATTAATAATCATTATGTTAAACATTGGCAAGCAAGGTATGCAAATTGTCTCTCAACAAAGATGATTGGTCTAGAAAATGTACAGCTTGGAATTAAGATTGAAATGTCTATCGCTGAGCTAATTCAGTTTAGAAGTACCAAAGGTTTTGAAAACACTGATGCTGTTATTATTGAGGTTAAGAAGCTTCCTAGTATGAGACCTGATATAGTGGATAAATTCACTACTGAGGCTATACTCAAAAATCAGAGAACCTTTGACTTCTTTCTTATATTAGCTGATGATGAAAAAGAGCGTATTGTTTGCGGTGATGCTTTGTATATTAACACACCTCAAGCGATCGATGGTGGTATTATAGGTAATGTTCATGTCGATCGAGCTTTATTCTATAGGTGCTTAACTAAGGCTGGTGATTGTGGCGGTTTAGTGTGTGTGTTAAATAAGCACAACACAAAAGAAAAATTTTTTGGTATACACACCTCTGGCTGGGTGGAAGAGCGAAAAGCTCTCGCCACAGTCATAACACAAGAAATGCTTAATGAGTGTTTATCAACATTTGATCTTGAGGCAACTAATGATGCCTTTCTTGATCTTGTTATACCAACCGCTCCTCTTATCATGTGTGATGATGACATACCCATGTCTAGTTCGATTGTGCAAAATTATGAGGAACCGAGAATTGTTCCTTGTGCTGCACCCTCAATGTTTGCAGATAACCCTGAGTCTTTTGAAGTTATTGGTCGTATCCCACGTCCTATTGTGCCTCCTTTTGAATCTGATATAAGGCGATCTTGTATTTACAGGCATCTCCCATCGGAACCTAAAAAGAAACCTGCCATGCTTAAGAGAAAAGTTAGAGATGGTGAGGTCATTGATCCTTTTGTTAACTTCTACAGAAAGTTTCCACGGGTTTCTCCTCCGGATGTTGATCAGAAGCACCTCAATATGTGTGCTGAAGCATATTATTCTGATTCTTCTATGTCGCGATCCAAACACTTTGCTCGTTTGTTAACAGTTGAAGAAAGTGTCATGGGTATACCAGGAACCGCATTTAATGCACTACCTCGTAATACATCCATGGGGTTGTGGTATACATACTATGGATCGTATGGCTCTGGAAAGAAATGGTTATTTGGCGATGGTCTTAATTATGACCTAACACGTCCTGAGTTTCTCCTTTGGCAGAAAGAAATG